AACTGGTTTGCAGAGTTTTGGTATAGAGGCTTTTCTGATGAGTACCCACAATGGGCAAGTGTAAAAGCTACTTACCACGAGAATCCAAGACTATCTGAAGAAGATATTGCTGAAGCAAGGAAAACCATGTCTGAAGCAGAATTTAATCAGGAATATATGGCAGACTTTAATGTATTTGAAGGTCAAGTTTGGGCTTTTAATCACGAGGAGTGTGTCTCAGACTTGGCAGAATTAGATACCAGTCGTATGGATGTTTTCGCAGGACTCGACGTGGGATATAAAGACCCTACAGCGTTATGCGTTATTGGGTACGACTGGGACTCTGAACAATTTTATTTATTAGATGAGTATTTAGATAGTGAAAGAACAACAGAGCAGCACGCTATTGAAATACGAAAGATGATAGAAAAGTGGGATATAGATTATATTTATATTGATTCAGCTGCTCAACAAACAAGATTTGACTTTGCACAGAACTATGATATTACTACTATTAATGCAAAGAAATCAGTACTAGACGGAATAGGTTATGTAGCTGGTGTAGTAGATAATGATAAATTAACGGTAGACCAAAGATGCAAAGAAGCACTGTGGGCACTAGACCAATACCAGTGGGACCCAAATCCTAATTTACTTAAGGAAAAACCAAAGCATAATGCTGCATCTCACATGGCTGATGCCCTTCGTTATGCGCTATATTCATTCGAGGTAAGTGCTACAACTTTCTAGTCTACTCCTTGAAAAAATAGTTCTTGACAACAGGTAAAAATTTTGTTAAAATTCATATATGAAGTAGGTTTATGACTTTAAAGAGAGATTTAATAAAGTATGTTCGTGACAAAGCTAAGTCGCAGTATAAGAAAGACACGCATTGTTACATTTGTGGAAGTACAGAGAATCTGGACTTTCATCACTTCTACGGTCTGACCGAGTTATTTGAATCATGGTGTAAAAAGAAAGGAATCACCATAAAGACCGAAGATGAAATACTGGCACAAAGAGAAGTATTCATCGAAGAGCATAGAACGGAAGTTTACGAAAGTGCTGTTACGCTATGTCATATGCATCATTTGAAATTGCATAACATATACGGTAAACGCCCAAAACTGATAACAGCAGAGAAACAACGAAATTGGGTGGAGATACAGAGAAAAAAACATGGCATGGTATGATAGATTTTTAGGAATAAACAGCGAGGAAAAAGAAAATCCTGCGCAGTATATTATTTCTAGAGACCAAGGACTTACAGTAGATACTCGTGAAAATACTCTAAGTTATAGAAACGCTTACGAAACATTAGAAGTAGTAAACAGAGGTGTTAACATGATAGTGGACGACACTGCTGAAATACCTTTTGATGTTGGTACAAAGATAGATGGGATAAATCCTATTAAAAAAGCACTACGAAGAAGTAGAGTAGAATTACTACTTAATACGGAACCTAATCCATTTCAAGATGTAAGTACATTTAAAAGAAATCTGATAATTGACTTATTGATTGATGGAAACATCTTTGTATACTTCGATGGTGCACATCTGTACCATCTTCCAGCAGAGCATGTAACTATCGAGACAGACGAGAATACATATATTAAAAAGTTTGTGTATGACCACTCGGTAGATTACAGTCCATCAGAAATAATACATATTAAAGAGAATAGTTTTAACTCCATTTATCGTGGAGTTCCAAGACTAAAACCAGCACACAGAACTATGATGCTTATGCAGAATATGAGAAAGTTCCAAGATAACTTTTTCAAGAATGGAGCTGTACCTGGTTTAGTCTTAAAATCACCTAACACTCTTTCTGAGAAAATTAAAGAAAGAATGTTACAAGCGTGGGTTGCTAGATACAATCCACAGTCAGGTGGAAGAAGACCATTATTTTTAGATGGTGGTCTAGAGGTTGAAAACCTAACTGAGATTAGCTTCAAGGATTTAGATTTCCAAGACGCTATTCACAATAACGAGAAGATAATTCTAAAAGCGTTAGGTATTCCACCAATTTTGATGGATAGCGGTAATAATGCAAACATTAGACCAAACCATCGATTATATTATTTAGAAACCATACTACCTATAGTAAATAAAATAGCGTATGCTTTCGAGAGATATTTCGGTTTCAAACTTGATGAAAATGTATCAGGAATACCTGCTCTACAACCAGAGTTAAGAGACCAGGCAAGTTACTATGCCACACTTGTAAACACAGGTATTATGACACCGAATGAAGCAAGGGAGGCACTAAGATTTGAAACAATCGAAGGATTTGATACACCAAGAGTTCCTGCAAATATCGCAGGTTCAGCCGCAAATCCCGAAGAAGGTGGGCGACCAGTCGAGACGCCACCAAGCGAGGAAGAATAATGACAAAAGATATGATGATAAAGGCTTTGTCCGAGTTTATGGCGTCAAAAGGCGTTGAAACTATGGCATTAGTCGACTATAAAGGCTACGGTAGTGATGTACCTGTCAAAGATTATTTATTAAAAAGATACTTTGGCTCATGGAACAGAGTTATGTCGGTAGTAAAAGCAAGATATCCTGTCTCAGTAGCACCAGCACCTGCACCAAAAGTGGAGAAGAAGGTTGTTAAAAAAGAGGTAAAAGATGTCAAACAAAAATAAAATATATCACTGGACGAGTACTTTTAAATCATTAGGTGAAACTGATGATGGCGGAGTAAATATTAAAGGGTCTGCAAGTACAAATGCACTAGATAGAGCTGGAGATATTATTCAACCAGATGCATGGACAAAAGGCGGATTGGAAAGCTATAAAGGTAATCCAATTATTCTTTTTAACCATGACTATAACAAACCTATTGGTAGAGCAACCGATTTAAGTGTTACAGATAACGGCTTAGACATATCTGCAAAGATATCAAAAGCTGCTGGTGATATAACACAATTAGTTAAAGACGGAGTCCTTGGAGCATTTTCTGTTGGTTTCAGGTGCAAGGATTCTGAGTATATGACTGAAACCGATGGATATAAAATAAAGGACGCGGAACTATTTGAAGTTTCCGTAGTATCAGTACCTTGTAACCAGAACGCAACTTTTGGTTTAGCAAAGTCATTTGATAGTATGGACGACTACAGAAAGTACCAAAGTGAATTTTTAAAGGCTAACTCAGTTGAATCAGCAGACGCTGTTAAAATTGAGCAGCCAAGCGAGGAGAAATCCTCATCAATGGAGACTGATATGTCAGAAGAAATGAAGACTCCTGAAACTTCTATCGACTTGGACGCATTTGCAAAAGAGGCTGCTGAAAAAGCAGTTGCTCAGTATGCAATGAAACAAGCCGAAGAAAAAGCAGCAAAAGAAAAGGCAGAAGCTGAAGCGGTTGAAAAACAAGCAGAAGTTGAAGCTGAAGCAAAGGCTGCTCAAGAAGCTAAAGAGATGGAGCAAAAAACTGTAATCGAAGCTGGATTATCAGGCGCCGAAAGACTCATGGAAGATGTAGAAAAAAGAGTCAATGATAACTATGACAATTTAGAGTCAACTGTTAAATCTCTTGAAAAAGAGTTAGCAGAAAAATCTGAAGAAATCATGAACATCAGAGAATCAAAAAGAATTTTCCAAGATAGAACAGGTCAAGGCGACTGGAAAAAAGCTTTCGAAAACGATATTATAGACGCTAAATTCTTAGGTCTCGCTAACGGAAAAGGTTATGACACAGACTACGGTAAGAGTGTCATGGAGAAAGTCAACGCACATTCAGGTGTTGGTGTATCTTCAGCAGACTTTGAGCAAGTTGTATCAACAAATATCGAAAGAGACATTCAGAATGAATTGGTATTAGCACCTCTATTTAGAGAAATTCCAATGACTTCTGCGACTCAAATTATTCCAATCCTACCTGATTCAGGTTATGCTGAGTTCACATCTAACCAGACTGCTAGTGGTTCTTCACCACATGGTAACTTGTCTGAAAGAGGTGACGCATACAACCCTGGTTCAGCAGGTGGAGTTGATTTGACAGAAAAAACTCTCTCAACCGTGAAATTAATTTCACAATCTTTCTTAGGTAATGAAACTGAAGAAGATGCGATTATGCCAATCCTACCTCTCATTAGAGAGTCAATGGTAAGATCGCACGCAAGAGCAATCGAAAACGCTATCTTAGCAGGTAACAACTCTGCTAACGGTGTATTCTCATCAGGTAGTTTTGATGGGTTAATTCAATTAGCGGCACAAGACGATAGTTCTGGTACTCACTCAACTGCATCAGGAACAGCATTTGCAAGTGAATCTTTAACTGCAGCTGACTTACTAGCTATGAGAAAGAAAATGGGCAAATACGGTATCAACCCAGCAGAAGTACTTTACATTGTTAACCAACAAGAGTACTACAACCTACTAAGTGATGCTGAGTTCCAAGACGCTAACCTAGTTGGCGACATGGCAACTAAGCTATCAGGTGAAATCGGACAAGTGTTCGGTTCAAGAATTCTTCTTTGTGATGAATTTGCAACACCTGCAGTTAGCAAGGTACACGCTGTAGCGGTATACCCAAGAAACTATGTAATGCCAAGATTGAGAGGTGTCACAATCGAATCAGATTACGAAGTAGCAAACCAAAGAAGAGTCTTAGTGGCTTCACAAAGACTTGGTTTCACAGACCTAATCGACGGTGCAACATCTGTTCACATCAGAAGTTACAAATCTAGCTAATATTAGCAAATAAGGTTATGTGGGGCGACCTAAAGCCCCACACTTTTAAACTATGGCAGACTTAATAACAGTAACAGAATATAAAGACGCAGAGGGTCTCAGAGGTGAGAAGGACGACGACCGTCTTGCTATTATAGTACCTCAAGTATCTGACTTAGTTAAAAAATATTGTGGAACAAGTTTTGTAGATTTCTTTTCCACAGACAAAGTTGAAACTTTTTCAATCGAAGATAACTACACCTCAACGATAATAGTCAGCGAGAGTCCGTTAACGGCAGTTGATAAAGTAGAAGAAAGAGCAACTTATTCTGATAGTTATACAGAATTAACTACAGGAAATTATGAGTACTATGTAGACTTTGAAGCAGATGCAATTATAAGAACAGATAAAAATGGTAATCCCAAACCATTTAAGAAAGGCATGGGAGCTGTTAGAATAACTTATAATGCTGGATTTGCTACTACACCAAAAGATTTACAACTTGCACTTTTTGATTTAGTTAATTACTATGTCAAAGACGAGCATAAAGAAAGAAGAACACTTGGTGGAGCAACAATTAATAATCAAGGTACTGCAGGAATTAGAACTTCCACAGACTTTCCAGACCATATCAAAAGAGTACTGGATTTGTATAAAGTGGTAATTTAGTGATAAATATTGTAAAAAAAGAAATAGTAAAAGCTATTAAAAAAGCAGATAGAGATACTATAAACCAAGGCTATGAGCATGACTTTAAGATTAGTAAAAGAAGTCTTGAAAAAGTTTATGTGCAAGTAATGAAAAGAACACTAGATGATAAAGGTATGCCAGGAGCATTAGGTGAGCAAACATTAAATAGATTAGCTACACAGACAGTTAACGAAAATTTTAATGAAACAAGACACAACGACGAATATAAAGCAATAGCAGGAAGTACGGAGGCTAACACATTAACTTATCATCAAGGTGGAGATACATTAACTATTAATTTTCCGATGAAAGGATATGGTATTAAACCACCAACAGAGAAAGGAAACACATCTCCGTTTACAGCAAATCAGAGAACTATGGCTATTCTTGATTCTATGGCTTTAACTACCCTTAGGGATAGTATGAATGCAGAGCTAAGCTCAGGTAGTGTATCTAAAGGCGATTTAAAACGAGGACAAAAAGGAAGAGAAGGCGATGAAGGCTTTTTAGGATTACAAGGACAACACGGTTCTTTTGCTAATCCCTCAACTGTTGCAGCTTTTGGTGGAGCAGAAAAGTTAAAAGAGATGGACATGTCTGGTGGACTTAATGAAATGGCAGACAAAGCAGAACTTCAAGCCGCTAGAGATAGGGGTGCTCCCATAAATGATATGTATACAAAAATATACAAAATTTATGAAAAAGCATTTTATGCAGATGTAAAACTAGAACATCTTCAAAATTTGACTATTGAAGAAATGAGAAAAGAGCTTAAAGTTGAAATTAACTATGAGCCTGCTAATAAAAATGCTACTATGAAAGATTTTGATAGTAGACAACTGCAAAAATTTATATTAGAGCATACAGCAGAAATAAATGATAGACTAGCAGACCAATTTAGTAAAGAGGAATTAAAAACTTCAAGAAGTGCAAAAGACCACTTGATTGGAGCAAGTATAAAATCATCTATACAAAAAATGTTTCCGCATAAGTCAAGTCCCGATATGAGACTTAAAGTAAATAAAGCATTATTAGCATTTTCTGACCAAAAGAAAAATGAAAAAGCAAAAATTAAAGTTAAGAGAAAGAAACCAAGAGTAAAAACAACAAAAGCAAAAAGTGTTAAAAAGGCAAGAGCAAGTGGTAATGTTTTACGAACAGCTGCTTTACAACAGCAAAATCCGTTAGCATTAAGAAACTTATTAAATGAACTTCTACCACCTGCAATAGCACAAAAAATGGTATCACCTAGATTAAGATATAGAACAGGTAGATTTGCAAACTCAGTAAGAGTAGATAATATATTACAAGGTCCAAGAGGAGGAAATACAATGATTGAAGCTACATATAGGAAAGACCCATATGAAACATTTGCTCCAGGAGGTAAAAAATATACTTTCCAAAGAGACCCAGAGAGATTGATAAAACAATCAATTAGACAAGTAGCTTCAGGATTATTAGGAGCTAGATTCGGAGTAGCAATAAAATAATGGATACGGCAATAGCAAGGAAACATACCACGCGTCGCCGAGCCATAGTAGAAGCTCTCAGCGAAAAATTAGAGGGTATAAATGGGTCAGCGCCTTTTAGAACTTCAGTTGCTAAAGTAGAAAGACGACTAAAGTTTTGGGACGAAGTAGATGAATTTCCTACTATACATGTAGGAGCTGGAGCAGAGACCCGAGAATATGAAGGGGCGGGATTTAGATTTAGATTTTTAAGAATAACTGTTCGATGTTATGTTAGTAGTGACGATGATGTCATTCTAGCACTAGAAGAGTTATTAGAAGACGTTGAAAGTGTACTTGAGGATAATGATCCGTTAGAGTATACAGATTCAACAGGAGCATCTCAGTCTACTGTGCAGACTACAATCGCAACAGTAGATACAGATGAAGGCGTATTAGAACCTCTAGGTGTAGGAGAAATCACCTGCGAGATTCGATATTAATTAGGAGAATAAAATGGCATTTTTCTTTAGTAGAGATACCAAAGTGTTTATGAAGTGGGCATATGACTCCACTGATACAGCTCTGTACGAGATTCCTGTATTAGATGGTTTTTCATTTTCTCAAGCAACAAACACATCAGAGGTAACTTTAAGTGAAGCAGCCGACACAAGCGGTAATAGTAAAAGAGGAAGAGCAATGTTTACTGACTCTTATGCACCAGCTGAGTGGGCATTTAACACTTATATGAGACCTACAAAATCAGGTACAGGTAATGCAGCAGCAGGATCTCCAACAGAACATGCGGGTAACGCCCAAGAGTTCGCAGTTGAAGGTCCATTATGGGCGGCTATGTCAGCCACTTCATATGATGCAGCTATATCAGGAAGCAGCAATGGTAAAGTATTTGCCAGTGCGGCAGCAACTTATGAGCCAAATGTATTTGATTTTTCAGCTTCAAATAAGACTGCATTAGGAGTCTTTGACTTATTCTTTGTCTTAGGAGCATCAAAAGATGCTACTGATGGTTTCTTTGAAACAGGAATAGATGGTGTTACTATCTATAAACTAGCAAGTTGCTCAGTTGGTTCCGCTTCAATAGACTTTGACATAGAAGGTATTGCACAAATTGCTTGGTCTGGTAATGGACAGTCAATCGAAGAGGCAACTCATTTGAATACTGGCACATCAGCAGCAAATAATAATGCTGGTCAATCAAAAGCAGCTGAAACCACAAAAGGTTTAATTAAAGAGGGTGTAGGCGATACTGATAACTATATCAGAAACAAACTTACTAACTTAGCAATTGCTTATGATACCTCAGAAACAACAGGTACTGATAAAGGTTTACTTGGTGATAGTGATGTAACTTATGATGTTACATTAACAGGTGGTAATATTACAATAGAAAATAATATGACTTACTTAACACCAGAAACACTAGGTTCAGTTAACCTACCATTAGGACATGTAATGGGAACAAGAAGTGTATCAGGTAACTTTACCTGTTACTTAGATGATAAAGCTAACGGTTCTTTAGCTTTATTTGAGAATTTACAAGAATCAAGAGGTGTTATCACTAACGCATTTAGTTTAACATTCGGTATTGGTGGAACAACAAGCACTGATAAAAGAATTATTGCTACAATGCCAAAATGTCACCTCGAATTGCCAACTCACAGCTTAGATGATGTGATTTCTGTAGAAACTGCTTTCCATAGTTTACCATCAGATTTATCATCAGGAACAGCTGCGAACGCAACAAATGAAATTAAATTGGAGTATAAAGCTCCCTAAATAATTAACCCGGGAGGGTGAAAGCCCTCCCACTTAATAGGAAATAGAATGGAAGAAAATAAAGTAAAACAAGTACAACCCGTTTCGTTAAAAAGTCTTATGACTTCTAGCAAAACAGTATCAATAGATTATCCTGGGTATGAAGGCTTTGTTGTAGATTTAACATATTTAAGTAGAGAAGAATTACTTAAACTTAGAAATAGATGTGTGAAACAAGTTTTAAATAAAAAGACTCGTGCTTTTGAAGAAAAACTTGATGAAGATTTATTTTTACAAGAATATGTTGCATCAATAATCAAGGGGTGGAATGGCTTAAAGTATAAATACTTAGAAGAGTTTCTATTGGTAGATATAAGTGGGCAAGACCCTGAGAAAAATTTAGACTACTCAGCTGAAAATGCAGAGTTGTTAATGAAAAATTCAGCGGACTTTGACCAGTGGGTAACAGATACTGTAGGTGACCTGGAAAATTTTACAGAAAGCAAGTAGCTTATATACTTGCTCAAATCGAGAGAGATTTTAAAGAAACCAATATAGATCTAGATAAATATCTTACAATATGTGAGCAGTTAGGCGAAGAGCCTGATCCTGCTAAAATGCCCGTTGATAGAGCAACTTTTCCTTTGGAAGTTCAACAAGCATATACGCTACATGAACTTCTATCAGACCGTTGGGACGGAATGAATGGATACTATCTTGGAAAAGATTACTCTGCCTTAAAAACTTATATGGACGTCATAGATGTTGAAAATGAAGTTGTAAGTCTATACTTCTTAAAACATATAGATTATTACAATTCAAAAATAACAAATGAAAAAATAAAGCAGAAAAGAGATGCAGAGAAGCGTAGAGCTAAAATTAAAGGAAAATAATGGCAGGAAAAAAGGTTAAAGGCGCAACCGTTACCATCAAAGTTACAGATGGTGACAGTCTTAAGGATATTGCAAGAAAAGCCAAAGCTGCGGGAGCAGGATTAAACGAAACTAAAAAATCTGCGGGAGATGTCCGTAGAAATATGCAGGCTATGTCTGGTCGTACAGAATCAGCCTCTAAATCTTTTTCTCGTATGCAACAAGGCACAGGTGGTCTTGTTCAATCTTACGCGGTATTAGCGTCTACCTTATTTGCTATTACAGCAGCCTTTAGAGCTTTAGAACAAGCACAAAATATTCAAGCCCAGATTCGTGGGTTTGAAGAACTCACAAAAATAACTGGTACTTCTATGCTTACTATCACAAATAGTGTTAGAGAAGCAACAGCAGGATTACTAGATTTCCAAACAGCAGCACAACAAACTGCTATCGCAACTGCAGCAGGATTCTCAGCAGACCAAATCACAGGACTAGCGGAAGGAGCAAAAAATGCTTCTGTTGCTCTAGGTCGTGACTTGACAGACTCGTTCAACAGATTGATTCGTGGTGTGACAAAAGCCGAACCAGAACTACTCGATGAACTTGGTGTCATTTTGAGACTAGATATTGCTACAAGAAACTATGCGGCAAGTATAGGTGCAAGTGCAGATAAACTTACAATCGCACAAAGAAGAACAGCTGTTTATAATGAAGTTAATAAACAATTAGAACAAAATTTTGGTGCCATTGCAGAAAAATCAGACCAGTTAGTTAACCCAATTAGTAAATTCCAAACACAATTAATGGATATTGGTATAGCATTATCTGAAAGTATACTTCCTATATTTACAGGATTGGTAGACTTTTTAGATAGAAACCAAGGTATTCTTTTTGGATTTTTAGCTATATTTGCAATAAGATTAACAGCTGATGTTCTACCAGGTATAACTCAATTTGGACAAAGAATGCAAGAGTCTGTTCGTAATTCAAAATCACAATTAAAAGAGTTAGATGCTTCGCTAAAGAAAAATGAAAAAGCATTTAATAAACTTGCAAAAGGTAGACAATCTACCGATAAAATTGTATCAAAATCATTCAAACAATCTTTAGCAAAAAGAGGAATGGAAGAGAAAAAGTTTTATCAAAAAAGTGTAGCAAACCAAAAAAGATCAATAAGCGCCTATATTAACAGCTTGAAAAAACAAGAGGCTGCAACTGGTAGGTCTATGAAAAAACAGATTGCCATTCAACGAGCAGCATATAAAAAGATAGAAGCAAATGCAAAAAGAACAGGTACAAAAGTTGGACTAAGCTTAGAATCAGGACTACTTAGAGGTCAAAGAGGTCTTATAAAACTTGAATTAGCTGCAAAGAGAACTTTTAGTAGAATCGGGGCCCAAGCGATGAGACTAGCTCCTATATTTGGAGCTCTCGGTAAAATGATGAACGCTGTATTTGGAATATTTATGGCAGTATCTTTTGCTATGATATTTATAGATATGATTCCTGCGGTACAAAGAGCAAAAGAGGCAACTCAAGAACTTAAAGATAAAGCAGAAAAAAGTAATAAAGCTTTCTTAGAATTAAATTCAGCTATTGGTGCTTTAAATACAGATAAACTTGATTTAATAGTCACTGCCTTTGGAGACAAAGAAAATGATTTAGAAGAACGAGTTCTAGCAGTCGAAAAAGCAGTAAAACATTTAGCAAATACATTAAATAACTTTGATGTTGGAAACATGGGTGAGAATTTAATACTGGAAGTTGAAGATAGTCTTGTAAAAGGCGGATTTGAATCTAAGTTTGAAGCTTATCAAGGAGGCGCTGCAGAACAAGCAGGATTCATAACTGCAGATCGTTTTGCTCAAGGATTTCAACAAGCTTTCTTATTAGATCCAGAGGGAACAAGAACAGCAGTAGAGAACTTTGTTAAAACACTAACACTAGAGGGAGGAATAGCTGGTGGTGGTCGTGGAGTTTTTACCGAAGAAATGGCTAAAAATTTAGGACTATTCGAAGGAAACGAAAATTTATTTGCACCAGGTAACCTAAGTAAGAAGGGCGGACCGATTGGGCACATGGAGTTAGGTAGAAAGGCACTAAAGAATGCAAAAACATTAGTACCTGAAATGATACAGATTATTGACGATTTAAATTCAGGAACACTAAAAACAAGAGAAATTGAAATGCGAATGGAAAGATTGCAGGAGATTCTTGAGTCTTTTGGTAATCGTTACTTTAGTGAGGGTAGTATCGCATCTGCTGCATTTGTAGAAGAGTTTGATGAATCAGGCGAATTTATAGGAATTAAGTTAAGAGGTAGTTTTAAAACTTTATTTGATGATTTTGCCGACCTTGTAAAACCTGCTAAAACTGCTGTTGAATCAATAGCAGATTTAGATACTCCAATAGATGACTTTGCAGAACAACTTAAATTATCACTACCAAAACCAACCGAGGCAAAGAAAATAGCTTCTAGTTTAGAAGGAATAAAACTACAAATAGATGCAGCAAATACTGCTACTACTGGTAAAAGTCAAGATGTAATAATGGACTTGTTAACTAATGCAGAAAAATTAAAACTTGAAGAGAAAGATATAATAACATTAAATGATGTTGCAATCACAAAATTAAAGGTAAGACTAGGCATTAGTCAAGAATTAGCAGAGAATTTAGTAAATATAGTTGATGGTGAAAAAAGAGGACTTGATATACTTATAGAAACAAATCTAGCTTTAGATAATATGTTAAAAACGCAAAAAGCAAGAAATAATTTACGTAAAGCAGAAACTATACAATTGAAACAATTAAATGATAGACATACTAAAAGATTGCTAATACAAAAAGAAATAGACCAATTAGAAGAAGATTTATTACCTTTACAAGGACAGATTGCGACTAATGCTATGAATATAGGTGCGACTAATGCGGATACTTTAGCAGTAAACCAAAATTTAACACAAGAACAAATTACACAAAAAGAAACTATGGAAGCTCAATTAAATGTGTTAGAAAATCAACTAAATAGATTTTTTGAAGTAAAGAAACTGTTTACTGAAACTTTTGATAAATTTGGAGGAGATGCTTTAACATCAATAATTGAAGGAGAGTCTGGTAGTGACGCTTTAAAAAAGATGGCAGAAGGAATGAGAAAAGAATCATCAAAAATGTTATCCGATATGATTATGACACCAGTTACAGGTAAATTAAAAAGTTTAATAGGAATGGACGAAGACGCTATAGTAGAGTTAACACCAGAAGCTTTAGCAATACAAGAAGTACACCAAGAGCATGTCACTAACCTACGAGAAGCACTAGAAGCACACGCAGAAGCATTTGATAAAGATATGAAAACAGGGTCAACAGATATAGACAATATAATAGACGATGTTATAAGCCCTAAAGATATAGTAGAAGAAATGGGATTCAAAGACGTATTTGACAGTATTAAAACTAACATCATGTCTGCTTTTAGTGGCATTGGTGGCGGTGGAGGAATCGGTGGATTCTTTTCGACTCTATTTGGAATGGCAGACGGAGGGGTTATAGGATTAGCAAAAGGTGGTATAGCTAGATATGCTCATGGTGGAATAGCAAAACAACCAACATATTTAGTGGGAGAAGGAAAGAAAAATGAAGCAGTCGTACCACTTCCAGACAATAAAAGTATACCTGTAGACTTAGGTAGTGGAGCAGGAAATACAAACAATACAAATATTACTGTAAATATAGATGATTCAGGAGCAACTTCAACAACAGATTCAGAGGGTGGAGCAGAATTAGGAAAAGCTATAAATATGGCAGTTCAAAGTGAACTAGAGAGACAAATGAGACCAGGAGGAATACTAGCAGGATAATGGCATTAGGATTTAGCACAACATCAAGTTTTGGGAGTAGAACAGTAGTACCTGATAAAGGTCTAAATAGAAAAAATACTCCTGTAATATTTCAAGCAAAATTTGGAGACGGTTACCAACAGAGAATAGCAAATGGTATAAATAATCTTGACCAAGAGTTTGGAGTAACATTTAATACTAGAACAAAAGCTGAGATAGACGATATAGTTGGATTTTTCGAAAGTACAAATGGTGTAACTGCTTTTGATTTTACTTTTCCAGATACAAATGCTAGTGGCAACGAAGAAACAGTAAAAGTCTATGTACAGGATTTTAGTCAAACTTGGGAATATGATGATTTTTATAGTTTAACAGCAACTTTCGTAAGGGTATATGAAGCATAATGTCAGAGAAAATACTAGTAAAGGATTTACAAAAACTAGACCCGGGTTCGGAGTTAGTTCATCTTTTTGAACTAGAACATACAAAAGGTCAGTTTATATATTTTCATGCAGGTTTAGACGACGATTTAAGCGTTATTCAGTTTAGAGATTTTAATAATGGTCTAGTAGATGGAACTATAAGAGATTATATAGCTTTACCAGTATCTTTTAAAGGTGTAGAAATAAAAAATGATGGAGCGATTGCAAGACCAGAGTTAATGTTAGGTAATGCTCAAACTGTTTTTTCAAATGCTATAGGAACAATTGACTATCATAAATTATTAGGATTAAAAATAATTAGAAGAACTACTCTCAAAAAATATTTACATGGAGAGTCAGCAGCAACAAATCCTCCAACAGAGTATCCAAGAGCAGTCTACACAATGGATAGAATAAAACAAAGAAATAAAAATTCTGTTACAATAGAATGTGTTGCTCCTTTTGATTTAGAAACTATTAAATTACCAGCAAGAAATGTTTTACCAGATAGGTGTCCTTTTATTTATCAAGGAGCAGGAGAACATAAATCAATACATGAAAAAGCACAGAGTGGCTGTACTTGGCATTTAGAAGGAAAACATAAAACTATTAGTAGCACCACTGCTGATGGAACAGAATATACTGTATATGTTAATATAGATGATGAATATGTAGTGCCAAGCACTACTAGTTTTACAACTTATAGTAGTGGAGCAGTAACAGTAAATACTTACTATAAAACAACATCTTCAGTTACAAAATATGCTGCAAATGGTACTAGGTCTACAGCAACAGTTAATAATTATTGGCAAGCAAGAAAAAATACTAGTTCACCTGGAACTCCTAGCGATAATAATATTAATTTTAAAAGAATAAGAATATATAGTACTTACTCGCATGGAACAGAGTATTTTGCATATTCCGATGATAGACATAATGATTATGTCCTTTTTACAGATAATGTTGCAACATCACATACAAATGGAAAAACATTATTATGGAAGGTAAAAACCGCAAGTAAAAGTGTAGCTCCAGATTATACAAGTGATTTTTGGATAAAAGGAGATGGCTGTAGTAAAAGACTTGACGGCTGTAAAATGAGATTCGGTTTTCAACCAATTAATTCTGGAACTGCAAGTTCAACGCCAAAAGCAAAACCTACGACAGAGGTTACTTTGCCTTTTGGAGGTTTTCCAGCAGCGAAGGCTTTCTCATGATGCAAGATATTTTTAAACACGCAGAACAAGAAGCGCCAAGAGAATGTTGTGGACTTGTTATTGAGGAAAATAATAATGAAAAATATATTCCTCTCGAAAACATCTCCACAGAAAAAGATGAGTTTAGAATGGACGGAAAAACTTTCGTGAAATATCAACTCATTTCAAAAATAAAATATGTAGTCCATAGTCACTATGGGCAAGATTGTCAGCCAAGCGATGCAGACATAATACAATGTCGTGAGGTAGGAATTCCGTATTTAATCGTTTCCTATCCCGATAAAGATTACACAATTATACAACCATGACAAAAAATATAATATTTAAAGGACGAATGGGAGAACTATTCGGAGAAGTACACAGATTGAATGTAAAGACAATTCAAGAAGCTGTACATGCGATAGACACCATGCAAGGGGGTCTGAAAAGATATTTAGTTGATTGTACAGAAAATGGTGTAGACTTTACAGTTCAAAGAGGAGAAGATTTTATTGGGTATGAAGAACTAGGATTAGAACTAGGAAAAGATGATATAATTATATCTCCTATTCCAAGAGGCTCTAAAAAGTTTAAGGAATATCTAAAAATAATTGTAGGTATTGCATTAATAATTGGTTCATTTTTTATAGACACAACAGGACAAACAGGTCAGATAATAGCATCAGCAATGTTTAATGTTGGTTTACAATTAGCACTAAATGGTATTATAGCATTGACAACGGACGAACCCGATGAGCTTGATGAAGAAAAATCTCAGATGTTTAATGGTCCAATAAATAATACTAAATCAGGAATACCTGTTCCTTTATGTTATGGAGAAGTAGAGGTAGGTGGAGCAGTAGTAAACTTTGGATTTACAGATAGAAGATTAGTAAGTCATCAAGGATATGAGTTTGTAAGTAAAGGTACAAGTTCACGATCTGGAACTAATCCAGGAGGTGCAGCAGGTGGTAATTTTGGTGCTAGTGAAACGGGTAATGTTGACTGGAGTATTGTGGAGGCAGAAGAATAATGACAAGATCAGTAGGAAATACAGCAACTCAAAATAGTTCATACACAGGTAATTTTAATGCAGACGGAGTAAGAGTTTCAAGTAATGTTAGAAGACAAACTGCTGTAATCTATGATATCCTGTCTGAAGGCCCAATTGAAGGTCTAAAAAATGGTGTATCAAGTATTCGTCTAAATGATAATCCTGTAGCAACCACTGTTAATCAAAGATTTTTTCAACCTGAAAGGTCAATAGATGTAAGTTATAATGCTTCAACAGGAGTTGTTACTGATAATACTGGATTAATTTTTATAAATAAAGCAACAACTGATGGTCCAAGAATACTACTAATTGAAGGCGCAAAAAAGAGAACAACAAATACTATAAATGTTACAGCAGGAAATAATATTGTTGTATCAACTAACACAAGTTTCTTTGCATCATCGGATATGGTTGG